TTTTGATTGCCCGCACTTCTACTTTAGAAGAAAGTGATTTGAGATATTCTGTCTCGGCCTTTAAACCGAGATAGGCAGGGTCCATGAGTACTATTTTCTTACATCTATCCATTTTGTTCAAATTGGCCACCACCGTATAGGTTCCAAAGCTCGTTTTAGAGGCATCCTTAGTTTTCTGCCCACCGTAGGATCCAGTATACAGAAATATGAAGTCCTGTTCTGGGTGTACTTCCTTAATGAGTGTATGCGCATTATAGGCAGTCTTCCATTGGTGCGGTTTAGGGACAACAGGCATTGGCTCCCCATTTACATGCACAGGCTCTTTTGGGGCTTTTGACCCCTTGGAACGATCTGCGCAGCAAGGTGGAGCCAACATTGTGTTAACTAAGTCCTCGTAGCTTTTAATACGATTGGTAGAATGATTCACATTATATATGCTTGTACTTGAGTATGCATTCGGGTCGATAACCATATTAAGGAAGGACCTAATTTCTCCGATCCAATTCACGAATGAATCTTCATCGAAGTCATGGAGTAATTCCTCAAAATAATCCCACATCCAATTGGCTGTGTTATTATTAGGATACTGAACGACTTTATCATAAGTAGCCCAATAACTATCAGGTTTTAACTTGCTAGTGTCTATTGCTGAATACTTTGCAACTGCTAGAGCAGTATCCGCCCAAGTACCCAAAATTGGTGTATTAGCATCTGTTAAGTAGTACGCCAGAGCCTTTTCGGCCATTTTAACAATAGCTTGTCGACGTGTGACGGGCTTAACAGTGGTAGTATGCAATTTGAGCAGTTGGCGATCTATTATAGTGCAGCTATCAGGACATCCATTGAAAACTTGTGGACTATAACGCCGGGAGAGAAACTCGAGAACAGGATTTTCCTTATTTGTAGTGAAAGCCTTGAGTTCCATACCAAGAGTTAATGCAACACCTTCGATTGCATCTGCACGTGCGCAAGATAGTGAGTCATCACCAAAGTAGGCACCAAGACGTGCCCAAGCTTCAGGGTGTGAAAATCCCATTTCTCTGAGTGCAATGTAATCGATTAATGCAGTTCCTGCAGAGGATGCATTCGTTGAAGTTTCTGGTGTTCCTGAGCTAACGGCAGAGCCGGTATTGGACCGGGTACCGAGGGCAGCTATAACGTCTCTGTCTGTCATAGTATCGCAATTTCGATTAAGACTTTTAGCGAGTACCTTCCTGAACCAGGTCATTACAAGTAATTTAAAGATTTCTGCATTAAAGTAGGGTCTAGTTCCGTCGAAGCTGGTGTAGTCTCCGCAAACGATATCTTGGCGATAGGTTGCAAAGGTAGTTACACGAGAAGCGATTTCGCATGGTTTCTTGCCTGGCATATACCAAGGCAATTTCTTTAATGCTGCAGCTACAGCATACTGCGCTCGTGATCCGAAAAGTTTTAGAGATGGAGATCCCTCTCCAGTGATGATTCTTGTGGGTGCGGCGTAAGCATAAGATTCCGTTTTGCCGAAGGACTTCATGAATGTTACAAGTAGTTCTCCAGCTAGGAACGCTTCGTCAAGAATTCTTTTCTGGGTGGGTCGGGATTGTTTCTCAATAACTAAATCTTCATCGGCGAGTTCGAGGTATCCAGTTGTCGCAATTATTTCATCTATAAAGTTAGAAGCGTAATTGTAATAACGAGAGGGCACAGGTCGATTAGTTTTTGACTGAGGTATGTTTAACCTATACTTTACAGCTGTTTCTTCATTTCCTTTTGAGCGATCAGGAGAGAAACTGCCAAGCATGAGAGGGGACATAAACGCGTTGAGCGCGGGTCGGGCGTCTGGATTATGTTTCTTGTATTGATATCGTTGTATAGAATCTTCAGTAGGTGAGACCCTAGCGGGTGTGATTACTCCGCAGTGTTTGAAGTAGTTTAACAGTAAGTGGGTTTCGGTACGTTTTAGAGTTTCAACCTGTTGGCCGATAAAGGAAGCTGTGACTCCGTGCTTAGATGAGATAGCAGCTTGGCGTATCGCTTCGAACTGCTCCCTGGGTAGGGTCAGAGCGTGCGGTACATCCACGGGGGCGATACTTATGGTTTCTTGATCTTGATCACGCGAGCTAATAACTGCGTAATCCCCGTCCGGGGTATTTATCACTGGGTTGAATCGTACTAAAGGAGTACCTTCCACCTTAAGATAGGAACTCGCGTACGGAATTACTGCAACGCAATAACGATGAGGCATTATTCTGCGTTTGACTACTTGAAAAACATAACGTTTAGGAAATCTGTCTATAGTTATCAGATCTTCCCACCAGTTCCATATCTTGTGCGTGTAGGTCGCATCTCCGGAGTAGTGAACATTGACAGTACCATCAGAACAGGTCTGCCAAGTGTAATCACAGGGAGCTCCGTTAACGCTTGTACCAGCAGGAGATGAGGGCAGGAAAGTGTATAGGAAGAAAGTGTGCGTATTATACCTTGCAAGCATAGAAGGCA